AGGCATTGCTTCTTTTTTCAAAGGCATTATTTTATCTACATTAGGTACGTTTGCAGTTGTAAGAAGCATTCTATTAATTTCTTCCATATCAAACATGTCAGGAGGAGACTGTGCTGCAATCTGTTGTACCATTTGAATAAGCATCATACGCTGGGCATTTGATGGAATATTAGGGTCAGATATTGGAATAATATCTACATCACCATTAAAGTCTTTCTTAAATATTTTTTCAAGACAACCCGGAAGTTTATAAGGATACTCATTAGGTAGATACTCATAGTCAACACGAGCAAGAATCTTAAACTCATCTCCCTGTGCCTTGTGTAGTCTTTTATGAATAGCAGTAAAGAATTTACTTGAAGCCTCAAGCAATGCCATAGTTGTGCCTACAGGACCATAGCCTCCACTGTCTGAAATTACTTGTTCTGTGGAGTCTGCAAATTTTTGACCAGCCCCTGTAACAAAACTGAGCATGTTAAACAAAGTGCCAGAAGGCTCTTTAAAGGGAAGAGGAACAATAGCCTTAGATAGGTCAACGCCCGTAGCTTCCACTTCTTTAAACTCACCCGGAGCAATCGGGTCATTGTCACCCACGATTCGTACTCCTTTAGCTTTAAATCCACCCGGTAGATTAGCAAACTGCCCTGCGTCCAAAAGACTGCGCATAGCAGCAGTGGCAGACATAGTAAGATTCCCAAGAAAGTGAATAAGCCCCAGCCCATAGAAACCAAAACCAGGAACATATCGGTAATGGGTGAAGTGCATCTTCTTCTCATATCGTTCATCTCCCTCATTCCAATTACGGCGAATAGATAAAACAGAACCACTTGATTGTTCTATAGTTACAATATAAGGACATGCGGTTTTACCTTCATGCATTTTATCTTCCGGCAGTTCTAGATAACAATGTTGTTCAAGTAATACATACTGAGGGTCATTGTCTCCTGCTGGTGATAAACCTAATACATTATCCATCTTAGATGCCATACCAGATAATTCAGGTATACCAGCATTAGGAAGTTCAATATCAGCATACATGCCAGCTTCCATACAACGAGCTATATCAACAGGACTACGATATATAACATGTGTATATCTATCTGCCCTTCTAAGGTCGGAAGCATAATAAGATACATAGAATTGGTCAATAGGAACAAACTCAGAGACAGGACGACCAAGACTTGAGTCATAGTAAATCTTTTTAATTGAAGAGCCAATCAAAGGTAAGTGAAACAACATACGTTCAAACTCATCAAAGTATTCAGGCATCTGTGTTGTAACTTGATAGTTCATAAAGTTTTGAACACGATTAGCTTGTTGTTGTTTTTCTACTGTAGCATTACCAAGCACTTGGGCTTTTACTGGTCCTTTAGAAGGAAACAGTTCTTGTGATGCTTTAGATTGAAACTTAACAGCTGACTCAATAAGCAGTGGGTGAACAGCAGTAGCAGCCCCTTCAAAAGGTTCTGTAGTATCTTCTAGTTTTAAACCAAGAAGGTCAAAACCACGTTCAAACATAGACTCCCATTCAGCACGAGAATCTTTATCTGCTTCAAATTTATCAATTACTGTATGACCAATTTCTTCTAACGTATCTTCATCTAGTTTATCTACAAGGTTTTCATAAAACTCAGACTCAATTTCAATTTCAACTTCTATCTCCGCACCTTCTGCTTGGAAGTCTACTTCAACCTCTCCTGTTTCAGGGTCAACTTGATAGGAAACATTAGCAGACATAGGGTCTTCTGCTTTTATTTGTATTACATTATCAGTTGGTATTTGGTCGTATGGATTTTTTTCTGTAGCCATTATGCTTTCCTACGTTGTTTGGTTTTCTGTTTCATGTCATTTATATACTTTCTATAAATTGAAGCAGATTGTTTTTTACCAGCAACCTTTGCTCTTTGTTCCATTGCAATAGCAGCTTGTATTTTATGTGCGTGTGTTTTACCACTACGCCGTATCTTAGTAACACTAGATTTAGAATTAGCAGGTGTGTCAAACTTTAAACCACGGATAGTACCTTTTGGATTCTCATCAGTATACAGGTCAGAGTGTTTCTTACTCCCTGCAGGTTGTCCCTTCTTTCTTGGTATACGTGGTTTATTCATTATATAAATTATCAAATATTCTATTTGTGTCTAGTGTATAATCTAAATCACTTTTACTATAATGTGTGTGAGCAGAAGGTTTAAAGTCTGGTGCGCCTTCTCCTGTTTCAAACCAAGCAGGGTGTGTTACTCTTACTCGATTATTAGGTAGTGCAACAATATTACCTGTCCATTCTCCTGCATCTAATAAACACATAACATGACTTTGCTTATGTTGTGCAGGGTCATCCGCTACTTCACTTTCTGTATAGTCAACAGTAAATAAATAATTAGCAGGATACATGTTACCATCTATCTTAGCTAACCACGGACAAGGTGTTGCTCTATCTAGAACATACACTGCATGATGGTTTGAGGAGCAATCCCAAGGTTGAGCATTATGAACATCCATAGGTTCAGGCCACTCTTCTAAAGGAACATCTCCTACAAGAGCCGTGATAGGCATCCTAGCCCACATAGCTCCACCATGTACTGTGTCCTCTTCCTCTCCTTCTGGTGCTATACCAGTAAAAATAACTTGAAAACTTAAACATCTATTTGGCATTGTTGTAACAGCAATTGCCATAGCGTGTAAAAACTCTCCATGATAAGCTTCGTGGTTATGGGTATACTCACGACGTACCCAACATTTAAAATGTGGGATATTGCTTTGCAGGTAAGCCATTAAGCTTTAACCAACTTGTACCCCTTTTTCTTAGCTTCAGTCCGTAGTTTTGCTACTGACATTCCTGAAGCCTTGCCTCCCTTACTCATCATTTTACTTTTCATTTTACCACCAGCACGATAACCTTTGCTTTTCATCTTGCCGCCAGCACGATAGCCCTTGCTTTTCTTTTTCATAACCATTTAACTTACTCCTAATAAATTATGGATGACCTTATTATAGCACTAAGTCCTCCAGTATCCAACCCTCTTTTGTCTACGGGGATTATAATCATCTTCCCAGCTAGGGTCTTCAGGATGTGTCACGTTCCAGCTATCCTTCATATAATGTATTGCCATAGTCATTGCATCTACTTGGTCATCGTGTGCGCCATTTGGAAATGCTAGACACTCATCAAATAAATCCTTTGCCCATTCTTTACCGCTTGGTATGTAAAGCCGTCCTGATTCCATGATTGGTGTGGCAGAATAAACACGAGATACCTTATCCCTGTCAGGCATATACTCTAGTACAGGTAGTCCGGCTTTACGCATATCTTGTATTAAAGATTGTCCTGATGCTTTCTTTTCTACAATACATATATCGGGTTTATGTTTTTGAAAAAGAAACTGTGCTGTACGCCGTAGGTCTGGATATTCAAACCTATCTTTTACATTGCCAAGTAAAATTAGATTAGGTACTACTGACTCTATGCCATATTCATCTTCTTCGACTTGGTGAAAGATACCCCACGTTTGGATGACACTGTAGTCTGCCGTCTTCCTTGTCGAGAAGGCTGTGTCATAAGTCTGGATAACAATCTCGCATTGCGGTGGGTCTTCATACTCCCACCACTCAAACCAGGATTTCTTGATAATCCCACCTTCATCTGGTGACGGATTTTGCATGTACAAAGCGTCCCAATACCTAGACCCATTACTAGCCCGTATTTCTTGTTCATCTGTTCTTAATACCTCATCTGGTTTCCACTCAGGAAAATAACTACCACCTTCTTCTAAACCTAATAGGTTTGCAGCTGTCTCGTCTAGCCATGCTGGTATACTAATTACTTCCCATTTGTTTTCTGTTAATTCATTTTCTTGTTTTAATAACCAACCACACAAATCATCATAGTGGTATCTTGTATTAATAATAATAATAGCACCATTAGGCATTAAGCGTGTACGTAGACCACTAGGCCACCATTCTTTAATGTACCTACGCCCTGCCTCTGAGAATGAATCCTCCTCAGACATAACATCATCCAGTAATGCTAGGTGCGCACCACGACCAGCAATCTGTGACCTGACACCTGCAGCATAGTAAGAACCATTATGATTAGTCTTCCACTTACCAGCAGCCTTCACATCACTCCGTAGGGACACACCCTTGAAGATACGTTGGAACTGTTCATCATTAACTATATCCCTAACACTACGCCCAAAGTCACTAGCTAGTTGGTCACTGTGTGAGATAGACATAATCTCGTGATTACTGAAATGTCCTATATACCAAGATGGAAATAGTTTACTTGTTATTAAAGATTTACTAGAACGAGGTGGCAGGAATATCATTAACCTTTTTAAGTCACCCTCCGCTACTTTCTGTAGTCTATCACATAATACTTCAATATGTCTTCCCATCTTAAAGTCTGTTACAAGGGTGGGGGCTACAAGTCTTACATAAGTTAAGAAGTCTTGTTTAGATTTCTTTTGTATATATGTTTTAAGTGTATTGTTAAAACCTATATGGGCTTCTATGGGTGTAGTAATAATGTCACTGTCTTGCATAAATAATACTCGTGTTGCATAAATGATGTATGTAAGCCTATTGTATGTCGAAAAGAAACATGCTAAAATATTCTTACTTTATTTTAAGGGGTGCTTAATACAACACCCGCTAACATTATTCTATTATACTTACATTATCTTTTTTATACAAGTTATATATACATAGATATTAATAAGAACTTCGGCTACCCCGCCGGAGTTTTTTTTTATTGTGAGAAACCTCCTATTTTACTCCGCTACTAACACCCCCATATTACAGTTTTTAAATGTAGAACTACTTTAGAAATATACTTTGTGAGAAAGTTCCTAAATTTACTCAGTATATGTCAGGGGTATTTTATATATATGCATGCTCGTGCGTTTTGTGTGTAGGGTATGTGTCATATGTGTCACAGATTTTCTGAAGAAAATGGGAAAGAATCCTTTTTAGTGACAAAAATATCACAGTGTTGCAGAGATGACACAGTAAAACACATAGAATATGTGATGAAATTACAACATTCACACAAAGTGTGTCTTAAATGCAACATATCACCCTGTTTATAAAACAGACAGTACACCCTCTACCCTATATATTATTTAATAAATCCAATGGTTTATAAAATAATTTCATATATGTGTTGACATGTGTTGGAAAAAAAGTTAATAAAATAATAATTTATTTATTTATGAATAAATTATATATTTATATTAATAAGGATGAGGAGTTGATTATGAATATTGTGAAAATGTTAGCAGGATTTTTTATGGTTTCATCAGTATGCATATTGTTACTTGCGGTAACAAACAATGACGTTGTCATTACCCTGTTGTTGTTAATCATTGGGTTATGCGTACTGTTTGCAGGATTTATAATGCTTGATGCAGCCAAGCTCAAGCGTAGGCATCCACCACTCACTGAAGGTGAGCAACGCAAGCTGGATAGTTTGCTAAAGCAACTTGATGAATTGAAACACGAGATTGAAAGCAAAAATGCTTAATAAAATAATAATTTATTTATTTATGAATAAATTATATATTTATATTAACTTGAGAGGAGTTAGTCATGGACGGAACACATAATATCTTTTATGTAGAAGAACTACATAACCACGGAAGTCAAGAGGTAGTGTATGGTGTATACCATTGCTATGATGGGGTTGTCTCAATATGGGACAATGAAGACATTGCCAATGGCATGGCAGATGATTACGAAAATGGGTCTATCTATTAAGATAGTCCCAACAACCTAATGGAGTGTAATATGTATGATGTAACTACTGGTAAAAAATATCCTGATTCTCTTGAAGAACTTCAAGCAGAAATCAATGAGAACATCAAGGAACTTGCCAAGCAGGTTGTGGATAAATATCCACATGTTTACTGTGAGGTGTATCACGAAAAGATTACGGATGAATATCCGAACATTTCTGCTGAAGTGCAACTTGAAATCTTTTCGGCGGCACTTGCATATAATGACGAAAAGGCAGGTGTATAATGGTTGAATTTATCGTAGATATTATGGCTATCTCAAGCATCTTCATGGGCTATGTCATACTTATGGGAAAATAATACGGAGTATTAACATGTCTAACTATAACTTATTATCTGTTGGCAATAATGCCAAGACTGTAAAGGGTGATGGCTCAGAATATCTAACAGCCATTCTATACCTAGCACCAGCCGATAACGTGGAAGGTGTAAACCTATGCCCAACTGCTGAACTTGCAGGATGCAAGAAAGCATGTCTGTATACTGCTGGTCGTGGCAAGATGTCCAATGTACAAGCTGGACGTATCCGCAAGACTATCATCTGGCGAGACAATCGTGTTGCATTTTTGCAACAGATAAGAGAAGATATTGCAAAGTTTCAGCGATACTGTGAGAAGCGTGATATTCAACCAGTCGTAAGACTGAATGGCACATCAGACATCATGTGGGAAAATCATATTGATTTTGAGAATGAGTTTCCTGCTGTCCAGTTCTACGACTACACCAAGATAATTAAACGTGTCTATAAGACACTACCTAAAAACTATCACCTTACACTGTCATACAGTGAAGCCAATCCAAGATATGCTGATGAAGTGCTGAGAGCATATAATGCTACAGGATGTAACATTGCTGTTGTCTTTAGACACCCTGCATCAGAACTTGTAAATTGGAGAGGCTTGCCTGTGCTTGATGGGGACAAGGACGACCTACGCTTTCTGGATATGCCTAGACACATTGTAGCATTATATGCTAAAGGTGAAGCCAAGAAAGACACAACAGGATTTGTATTACAAGGTAAACACATAAACCTTGAAGTAGCCTAATAATTTAATAAGTTATAAAGTTCTTACGAATAACTTATATAAATATATTAGTAAATGTAACCATAGCAATAGGAGATTTTAACATGGTTAAATTCAAAGCACTTAACGATGGCACAAAAGGCTTTCGTTTTCGTATCGGTAACACCGAGGGTATCTATCGCAAGCGTGGAGTTATTCGCCGATTCGGACTTACCAAGGGTAAGACTACCAATGGTGTTCACTTCGGCAAGCGTAGCTTGTACATTGAGAAGCGTAACCCAAAGCGTAGCTTCTGGAACTTAACAGCCGCCTAAACCTTTCGGCTTGACAAGCACCTAGGCATGTGTTAAAACTGCCTACATAATTACTTATGGAGTTTGATATGAATATGAATGTAAGAATGTCACTTACAGTAATGCAAGACCAAGGATATAGTTTCTCTATATCACAGGAAGCAAACTATCCTCACCTTGTAGAGGTAGCTTTGTTCGACACATCAGGATTCAATCCTCGCTTTGTGCCTTGCAAAGAGTGGTGTAACCTATATGTAGGTGACGACTATGATGACGATGTTGTCCGAATGGTCAATGGCTTTGACGTATTGGACTTACTTGAAATGGCTAAAGCATATGTATATGGAGTAGACTATGAATGTGACGACACTTTCGACATACCAAATTGTATGTAAAGAAACCACGACTGAAATTTATGAGATAGAAGCTATTGATGAAGAACAGGCATGGGACTATCTATTTCTTGATGGTACACTTAAACCTATATCATGTAATAGAAGGGTTCATCCACCTTCTGTAAAGAAGATTAAGCACGATTAAGATTTTATAAAGAAAGCGAGTAAGAAATGAGTAGAGACGCACAATACCAATCACAGATTGAAGATGAATACAACGAACTTGTTATGAAGGTGGAATTTATATACGACATTCTAAAGCATAGAATGGGGAACTTTGGAACTATCGCTGACCTTGAAACAACAAGGGAGGTAAACAACTACGCTAAAAGTTTAGCGGAGGACACACAAGAACTAATTGATTTTCTAAAAGAAAAAGATTTTGTGAGTAACACATGAGTAGATTATTTCAATACAACTCAGGCTATCAGGAAGAATATAATGATAGCTATGCTACCCAACCTAATTGGGAACTAGTCGAGGAAGTACGTAACGCACTGACAATAGTAACAAATGCTGATACATGGATATATGATTGCGGTGATGTGTACTACCTAGACGATGACGCAGAAGAACAGGTGCTAACAGAACAGCAACTAAAAGTTGTTAGTGTGTTATCAGGTGTTCAGATTGACTTGACAAAAGAGTTTATCGTAGATTATATTTGCCTAGATTGAGAGGTGCAAAATGAAAGTGCTAAACCCTGAACTTACCGATTGGCAAGATGTTAAGGTGTCAGTTAGTGTAACTGACCTAGTGGAACTATTACTTGCATCACATGATGGAGTTAACTTTGACTTACCTGCTACTGCAGATAGGATTATTGATGCACAGGATAGTGCAAGGAAAGCTATCGTAGATAGTGGATACTGGATAGGAGAGGAGTAATACTATGCCAGAAATGAAACAAAGACCTGTAATATATGGAGGCAGTGTGTCTGGTCACGCTGTTGTTGTAGTTGAGATACGCTACGATTATGACCTACAGGACATACAAGGGCTTGATTTCTATGGAGAAATTGACGACACTGCGGAAGACCTAGAAGACCAACTTAATGCTGAGATAGAGCAACACCTAAGACATGAGATAGAAAATGGTATGGAAAACTTAGGCTATCATAGTAGTGAGCCAGAAGTTGTATGCGCTGGAGAGACCAACGTACTAGACTATGAAATCTCTGACTTAGAGATAGAAATGGAAGACGTAGAAGAGGATGATGACGAAGATGCTTAAACAAAGAGAGTTACCCGAAGACAAAACAGTATGTTGGGCAAGTGGTCACTACCTGACCGATGAATTACCTGACGACTGGTTGAATTGGACTGACGAAGAAGTCCTTGCGTTCATTGAAGAGCATGTGTGCGAGGACTATGAATACTTTGACCCAGCCCAACTGTTCGACATGATGACATTCCTAGCGGAAGATGCTTTACATAACAGGGAGCGCATCAGATGAGACTACATAAATTTATTTATGACTCGTGGAATACTGTGTTTGACCATAGGCTTAGTCCTCTAAAGAACATTCCAGATGTACACGTAAGACACATGATACTACAAGTGCTTGCTTACATGTGGGTGATTGCCTTCTCTGTTGCAATAGGTTCTTGGTCAGGCTTACTATGGTCAATGCTAGGACACATAGCCCTACTGTGTGCCTTGACAGTCACAGTAGCCACGTACAAAGTTGCGGAGAAAAAGCCGCAGGTATTCATAGACTGGGGATACAATCCCCAACCTAACTTAGGCAGACGTATGGATGGAGAACATGAATGACAGATACACTAAAACTAACTGACTACGAAGTAGGATACTTGACAGCGTTTAGTCATCAGAGTTACGAGGATTGGTGTAACTATAACAGAGAGCCAGAGGACACATGGTATGGCATACAGGTAGGCGACAGAATGTTTGACCTGAACCTGTGGCGTGACGAGTCTAAGGACACTGTGTATTGCTCTGTGTATGAGTGTTACAAGGCAGAGATAGACCACGACCATTGGACAGTTAATTCAGACCACAGATATTTTTTATGGAAAAGAGAGGATGCATAATGATGCAAGCAATATTGATTAACCCATTCGATAAGACTATCGAAGAAATAGAATACTCTGGAGATTGGAGAGACATATCTTCTTTGATAGAGTGTGACATGTTTACTGTTGCCTACTTTGATGACACTTATGACAGTGTGTATGTAGATGACGAAGGACTGTATGTAGAGAACCAAGCGTTCTTCACAATAGGAGATTGCCCACAGCCGTTAGCAGGGCGTGGTCTTCTGCTTGGCACAGATGAAGAAGGCGACAGCACAGACTGTAAAACTACGCTTGAGGAAGCTAAAGCTATGGTGCAGTTCTTAGGAACTAATCCTGCTAATGCTCCCGAAGCTGGCTTTACAGTTATAGGATTTGATTGGTAGAAGGAGAGAGACTATGCCAAATTGGTGTGAAAATTATGTAGCAATTAAGAGTGATGACAAGGGTTATCTGCAGATGCTGTATAACAGCCTTCGTAAAGATGACCCAGAGTTCCTTCCTGTATTAAGACCTGTACCTGTAGGTAAGAAAACATGGTGTAACTGGGATGGCTCTGGTAATGTAACCAAGAAACTTGATGGTGAGTATGATTGGGATTGGTGCATCACACACTGGGGAACTAAGTGGGATGTAGATGTGAACAGTGCATCCTATGATGGCAATGTGTTGGAGATAAGTTTCAGCAGTGCTTGGTCTCCACCAGTGGAGGCGTTGCAGTATGCCGCAGAAAAATACGGGTTCACCTTTGAACACAGCTACTACGAGGGCGGCATGATGTTTGTAGGATATGCTACCGAAGATGCTGATGATTGTTACAGCTACACCTACGACAAGCTGCCGAGTGAGGAAGTCCCAGAGTTTCTACTGGACGAGTTCCCTTGGATACAGCAAGACTACGATGAGTGGTTACAGGAAAAGGAGTCAGAGGATGATAACCTTTGTGCGGCTATCGCCTAGAAAAAGATACCTAGCCAAGGGTGTCCTAGAATACGACATGTGGGTCGAGTTTGATGCCAGCGAAATACCTGCAGGGATGGACGAGTATGAGTATGCTCGTCACCTAGCAGACATGGGGAAGTGGTACGAAGAAGAGCCATTGTCAGGTGACTTTCGTGTTACCTCAGTGGATGAAATCAAGGAGTAAAAGATGGTTGACATACCTTTCAGTATCTCTTATACTGAGATAGTAATAATGCTAGGCGTTTGGCTTAACGCATTGATTAACTTATATAATTTCACTAACAGAAAGAAGTGACATGACTAAAAACAGATACGAAATAACTTTTGTAATCGAAACAGATGCAGAGGATGTCGGGAGGTTGCCGTGGTATCCTCTTGTAGGTGATGATGTAATGCCTGTTGATTGGCTAGAGTATATTAAAGTACGACAGCTTGCAGACACGGAGATGAATCTAAAAGATTTAACACCCGAAGATAGTATTACTATGATTGACATGACGTATCAGGCTACCAAGGAAGAAAAGCCTGTTGATTACATCAAACTGGTGGTAGATAATGACAGACAAGATACCGAAGATAAACCCGATAGCGAAGACCCTACGGAATAATAGGTATGCCCCGAAGAAAGTCAACCCCAAAAAAGGAAAAGGTTCTTACGACAAACAGAAAGAAAACAAAACAGATGCACATAGAGATGTGGATTGATGTGCCTGTTAATCAGAACCCACATCCAGTGCATTGGAACTGGAAAGAAATAACAGGATATGACCCCGTGTTTCAAGTAATACGAGGTGTGCCAGAAAGTGAAAGGATTACTAAGCATGGCAAGCAAACATAAAAAGATGGCTAAAAAATGGCATGAGGATTGGATAGGAAGTGATTGGTATTACCAAACAAAAGGTAGCTACCACTACGCCACCAACAACAAACAGAATATATTCTGGAGAAACAAAAGGTTAGGTAAAGAGTGGGAACACGAGGAGATTTGGAACAGATGAGTAAATTAGGAATGATAGTTTTTGTAACTATGTTTATTATTATTTATTTAGTGGGGCAGGGATGATAGCAGAAGCATTAGTGTGTCTTGCATTAAATATATACCACGAGGCACGTAATCAACCTACGATTGGACAGATAGCTGTTGCACAGGTTGTTGCTAACAGAGTTAATGATAGCAGATACCCAAATAATGTATGCGATGTAGTGTATCAGGGCTTGCATTATGAGGGAGGCCATCCTATAATACATAAGTGTCAGTTTAGTTGGTACTGTGATGGTAAAACTGACGAACCAAAGGACAAGGAAGCATACGAATATGCTATGAGCATTGCTAAGAAAGTAGTTGCTGGTAATAGCTTTAGATACTTAGATGGTGCGACACATTACCACACAACAGAGGTAGCCCCTGCGTGGGCTTCTGGTAAGAAGTTTATTGTCAGGATTAATGACCACCTTTTTTATAGATGGGAATAACATGTTTGAAAAATCTACAGCAATACTTGTATTATGCACTGAGGCAAACGAAAAACCTAGCCGTATAATTGCGGAAGGTTTCGTAGGCTCTGATGTTGAGATACTTACCTTAGAAGGGGACAGACAACTCTTGTTTGCTCATACCCCTACATCCTCCACACCTTTGAACGAGGAAGCTACAGCCATCCTTAATAAGGAGAGTGGTAATGCCCTTACGTTTGTGTATGGAAATGCAATCATGTTAGAAGACGAAGCAAGGTGGAACGATGAAAATTATTAGACGCTCGATATATTCAAGTGACTTAAACCTCATGGACTTACCAATTAGTTATGAACACATAAGACGTTGGCAGAAGGGACATGTTATGACGATGTGCTTCCCTGATTTGTCAGCACAAGAGAGAACATTCATACAATACGGCACTCTTGAAGAAGAAGAGGTTGAGATTGCAATGATTGAAAAAACATTCGAGGAGCATCCGATTAACTAATGGGAGATAAAATGAAAAATCTATGGGAGAAAGACAGGAAGGTTGTGTTCCGTGAGTTTTATCATCAATACTTAGATGAAGGGTACAACCACAAGGAAGCAAAGAAACTAGCAAGCGAAGAAGCGGATGAAATCTACGGCGAAGTTGTGGATTTTGTCTTTGATGTAGCAGATGCGGAGCATAACTATGACTAAACTAGAATTAAGTATATTACAATCAGACGAAGTAACGCACGAGAATCTATGCAGATTGTGGGAAGCAATCAAAGAAGATATAGAAAACCTGGGTGACGATATAGAAGGTGACGAAAGGGTAGCTAATCTACAATTACTACAGGCGATAGAGCATGTGGTGTATGGTGTATACGGCATAGAACTCTTAGATGAAATCAAAGAGAAGTTTAATAAGCCGTTACTAGACAATGACCCTGATGAACGTCCGTGGTTCTATGACGGATTCGGATGTATGCGTAGTAAGAAAGACGGGAGTGTGTGGCATGATTAAAGACCCAGAAGAGCGTAAGATGCGTAAGAAAGCAATCAAGTTGCAGAATGAAACTACAAGTGGCTTCAAGAGACTGCCCTTTAAAGAGGCTGTAAAAAAAATTAGAGAGTTACAAAAAGCTAAAAGAAATCCAACCGAAAACTTTACGAGGTATTAAATGACAAAGTATTTTTTCAAAGGCAAGGATGGAGTTAAGCCTCTGTCTGACGAAGGAACGCTGTCTGAATTTATGGACAGACGTAGCAGTATAGCCACAGCTATGGGCTTTACAACAAAACGTGTAAGAGATGCACTGTGTGTGTATCTAGATGACGAACTCGTGGGGGAATACCTACCACACTACCACAAGGCAGTAAAGAATGCCTAAGTCAGTCGAATATATCAGACAGCGATACGCAGTCTTATCAAAACTTTTGGAGAAAGAGTTTCCAGAAGAGGTTGACAATGGTAAAAAAGCTGATACAATTAGTGCGAACCAAGCAATGACGGAGAGATTAAATGCATTTAGACGAGATAAAAAGCAAGCTGATTAGACACACTTCATGTGACAAGTGCGGTTCATCAGATGCTAATGCGTTGTATGAAGATGGAAGTCAGTGGTGCTTTTCATGTGAGACTTACAGCCACCCTGACAAGGAAAGGAATAGTGTTGTGATACAACAACAGCCGAAGCAGACACAGATGTTGTCGATAGGTATTACAGAAGCCCTTAGTGACCGAAGTATCAACCAAGATACTTGCCGCACCTATGGGGTTACCATTCAGAACAACAAACAAATTTACCCTTACTATGACCAAGCAGGTAAGCATATAGCTAACAAGGTCAGACATCCTGACAAGAACTTCCATTCAGAAGGACAGCTACAACCTGCAGGATTGTTTGGACAGCAATTGTTCCAACAGTCAGGCAAGTACATTACAATTACCGAAGGCGAGATTGATGCCATGTCAGCATATGAAATGCTGGGTAGTCGGTGGCCTTGTGTGTCCATCAAGAATGGCGCACAGTCTGCAGTCAAAGATGCCAAGGCTCAGTTTGAATACCTTAATAGGTTTGATAACATCGTGTTGTGTTTTGATGCAGATGAGCATGGACAGAAGGCAGCAAATGCTGTAGCCCAAATCTTTGAGCCTAACAAGTGTCGCATCATGCACCTTGCAATGAAGGACGCTAACGAATATCTGAAGGCTAACCAACGTGAACTATTTACTAAGGCGTGGTGGGAAGCCAAGCCATATACCCCTGCAGGTATTGTAAACCTCAAAAACTTTGAGGGGCTTTACGACAGGGACAACAGGGAGACTGTTCCATATCCTTACAAAGGATTAAATGACATGTTGTATGGCATGAGGACAGGTGAGCTTGTTACCTTTACTGCAGGGACAGGGGCAGGTAAGTCTAGCATCATCCGTGAACTAGAACACCACCTATTAAATAATACCGACTCCAACATAGGTATCATCAGTCTCGAAGAGAACATCAAGCAGACTATCTTCCATCTCATGTCTGTGCAAGCAAGCAAACGTCTATACATTGACGAGGTTCGAGACACAGTTCCAGAAGAACTACTGCGAGAATACGAAAGAGCAACAGTAGGGACGGGGCGTGTGTTCGCCTTTGACCACTTTGGTTCTATCCAGACTGACGAGATACTGGCTCGTGTTCGTTACATGATTAAGGCACTTGACTGTCGTTACATTATCATTGACCACCTTTCGATACTTGTATCAGGTCTTGAGGGTGATGATGAACGTAGGAACATCGACAAGATGATGACCGCCCTTCGGTCACTAGTTGAGGAGACACAGTGTTGTATGCTTCTTGTATCCCACTTACGCCGTGCTAATGGTGACAAGGGACAGGAGCAGGGTGTGCAGATTAGTCTGTCCATGTTGCGTGGCTCACACAGTATAGCACAGTTGAGTGACGCAGTGATTGCAATGGAGCGTGACCAACAAGCGTCTGACCCCATCTCAGCTAACACCACAACCATCCGTGTCCTGAAGAACAGGTATGCAGGTGAGACAGGTATTGGAACATACTTACTGTATGATAGAGAGACAGGGCGTATGACCGAGATTGACGACCCCAATGCAGAAGACTTTGAAACCATTGACGTAGAGGAGTATTTATAATGACACTAAAACCTGCGACAGCAGACAGAAAGAAGTTTGACCTTGACTTACAATACGGACAGGTTCGGGAAGACATTGTATCCGAAATGCTTCAGGATAAAAAGATTGAAGTAAAATCTGAGCGAGGTATGTGGATGGACACAGGCAACATATGCATTGAGTATCAATGCTATGGTAAACCATCAGGCATTACTACAACAGAAGCTGACTACTGGTTTCATAACCTGTGTATCAACGAAGATATTTTTGCTACGCTTGTTTTTAAGGTTGACAATCTAAAGAAAATAATAGATAATCTTGACAGTAAACGGAGCGTGTCAGGTGGTGACCATAACGCTTCTCGTATGTGGCTTCTGAATATACAGAAGTTATTCGCCAAAGATTTTTTGAAAGTGTACAAGGATGAAGCGATTAGTAGTTGATATTGAAACAGATAGTTTAGACGCAAAAGAAATCTTTTGTGTCGTAGCAAAGGATATAGATGATGGAAGAATTTATACATACAGTCCGACAAACATTCAACACTGTAAGGTTGTCATCGAAGAATCTGATATTATTATTATGCACAACGGCGTTTCTTTTGATGCTCCTACTCTCAAGCGCATACTAGGTATTAACATACCGCTTGCAAAGATACGTGATACATTACTGCTGTCACAGATGGCTGACCCCATGCGTGAAGGTGGTCACTCACTAGATGCTTGGGGAACTAAGCTAGGCTTTAATAAGATTGAGTTTAATAACTTTAGTGCGTACTCAGACGAGATGCTGAAGTATTGTATACGTGATGTAGAACTTACAGAGAAAGTCTACAAGACTCTTATACCTGAACTCAAAAAGTTTAGCGCACGTTCTATTAAACTAGAACATCAAATCAGGGCTATCATAGATAGACAAGAAGCTAATGGCTTCACACTTGACGAGCCAAAGGCTATGCAGTTGTTGTCTAAATTGAAAGACGAATCTGAGAATATTAAGAATGACTTACAGGAAGTATTTAAACCTATGGTTGAACATAGATATTCTGAAAAGACAGGCAATAGATTGAAGGACAAAGTTACTGTGTTCAACCCTGCGTCACGCAAACAGATTGCAGAACGCCTTATGGATTTAGGGTGGAAGCCTGACAAGCATACAGAAAAAGGACAGCCGATAGTTGCAGAAGAAGTCCTTGAGAAACTGGACATACCAGAAGCACAGTTGATTGCTAGGTATTTGTTATTGGAGAAACGAGCATCACAGATTACCTCTTGGTTAAAAGCTGTAGGGGAAGATGGTAAGGTGCATGGCAAGGTGTTAACACTACGAACCATTACAGGACGCATGGCTCACACATCACCTAACATGGCACAAGTACCTGCTGTGTACTCACCATATGGAAAGGAATGTAGAGATGTCTGGACTAGTAGCAATGATGCTAATATTCTTTTGGGTAGCGATGCAAGCTCGTTAGAGTTGCGGATGCTTGCTCACTATCTAAATAATAAAGACTTCACACGAGAGGTTGTAGAGGGTGATGTTCACACCGCCAACCAACGTGCGGCAGGACTACCGACTAGAGACAACGCAAAGACTTTTATATATGCGTTTATCTATGGTGCAGGTGCTGCGAAGATTGGACAGATTGTTAACGGCACTGCCAGAGATGGTCAAACACTGATTAACAACTTCCTAAATAATATGCCAGCGTTGAGGACGCTACGTCACAAGGTTGACAAGCTTGCTTCACGAGGGTATATAACAGGACTTGATGGACGCATACTACGTGTTCGACAAGCCCATGCTGCAATGAACCTGTTACTGCAAGGTGCAGGTGCTATTGTATGCAAAGAGTGGTTGAAGTTTATTACAATCGAAGCCACAAAACGTAAGCTTAATTACAAACTTGTTGCAAGCATACATGATGAATACCAGTTTGATGTGTGTAAAGAACACGCAGAAGAATTAGGAACAGTCACAGAACTTGCAATGAAGCTTACAGAAAAATCTCTAGGTGTAAGATGCCCACTTGATAGTGAGTATAAGCTTGGTAAAACTTGGGCAGAAACACACTAGAAAAAAAATGCTTGACTTATTATTTGAGTTGAGTTACTATAGTAGTTGTTGGCATGGTGCTGACAACATTGAATCCAAAACGGAGATAAAACGAAATGACAGTTATTACTGGTAAAGCATACTGGGCGCATGTCCAAAACCCTAACACAGCATTTGAACCTGAATACTCAATCGACATTTGTGTTGATGACACCAATCGTGCAGCTATTGAAGCTGACAACTTGTCTATCAAGAACAAAGGTGACGAGCGTGGAGACTTCATCCACATCCGTCAACGTGTCGCAAGGCGTGATGGTACACACAACGATGCTCCTTCAGTTGTAGACGCACAAAAGAATCCTACCGACAAACTTATCGGTAACGGAAGCGTTGTTAATGTTCTGTACACTCCTTATTCTTGGGAGATGAACGGCAAGGCAGGTGTTACACCCCTCTTGAAGAAAGTTCAAGTGCTTGACCTTGTTTCCTATGGTGAGGACTTTGATGCGGTAGAAGGTTATACCGAAGCTTCATCTAACCAAATGCCTAGTGAAGAAGTACCCTTCTAAATATTAGGTATCCACGGGACAGAGCAACTTGTATTGGCTCTGAATGATAGCTACGAGGACGGGGATGCTATTACTTATTAGGAGATTACTATATGTCAATGTACAGTTCAGGATTTGCCGAACTATTTTCAGTAGGAGTACTAGGTTTTATTTTAGGCTACGGCTTTCCTCGTGCGGAATGGCTGAAAGAAATGCAAGAAAAATTTATTAATTTAGTACATAAGTATTTCATTAGATAGATGAGTGATACAACCATTAAAATTATTACACTCAGTGTGATACTCATTATATCCATTGTAGTTTATTGGGACGATTTAAGATGACAAAGAATATAGACACACTAATACCTGACATCTACGCTATGCTAGAAGAAGGGGTGGATACAGATAAGGAAGATATGCAAAAGTTTCTTAATGACTTTGCATCTCAAGTGCGTGAAGCTGCGTCCATCATACTCCAAGAGGGAAAGCGTGAAGGTAAGACGAACTTACGCCTCTCTCAAATCGGTAAGCCAGACCGTCAAATCTGGTTTGGAGTAAACGGTGTCGAAGGACAGCCTATTGACGGACAGACCCGAATTAAATTTCTTATGGGTCATCTGTTAGAGGCTGTCCTAATTCTTTTAACCAAGAGTGCGGGACACACTGTCGAAGGAGAGCAAGACGAAGTTACAGTTGAGGGTGTATTAGGACATCAGGACTGTATAATTGATGGGGTATTGACCGACATCAAATCAGCGTCCTCTTTTGCATTCAAGAAGTTTAAGGATAATAGGCTATCTGATGATGACCCCTTTGGTTATATCTCACAGATTAGTGCATACGCTACCAAACGTGGAGACACAGAGGCAGCATTCTTTGCTATTGATAAGAACAGTGGGGAACTTGCTGTCACTAAAGTACACGACATAGAAATGATAGACGCAAACAAAAGGGTCAACTACCTAAAAGGTGTTATTAAAACTGAAAATCCACCGCCTAGATGTTACAACGATGTACCTGATGGCAAATCAGGCAATCGTAAGTTGGCTATTGGTTGTGTATTCTGCGGCTACAAAGAAAAGTGTTGGGACAATCTACGTGCATTTAAGTATTCAAATGGTGTGCGATACCTAACACAAGTTGCTAAGACACCTGACGTTGAGGAGATATCTCTTTCGTAATGTCAAAAAAGAAGAAACATCAATACAAATCAGAAGCAGAATACCAAGCTGCGGAACAACTACATAAATTTAAAATTAAATTTGAGTACGAGCCGTTCAAAATAGAATACGAATGGCGTGAAGATAAGAAATATATTCCAGACTTTGTGTTACCCAACGGCGTGATGCTTGAAGTCAAGGGTAGGTTTATGCTTGAAGATAGAAAGAAACATTTGTTCATTAAGAAGCAACACCCTGAACATGATATTAGATTTGTATTCCAAGCACCTAATAATAAATTACAAAAAGGAGGACGCATGACATACGCTGAATGGTGTGAGCGTTATGGGTTCAGGTGGTGCAAACTATCTGACGGCATCCCAAAGGAATGGCTTGACAATCAATATGAAACCGACTAATATAAATGTAATTACAGACGAGTTTAGACCAGACGTATCGTCACCAGAGAAATCTCTTTTCCTGTGTGTGATACTACAAGCATTACTTGATGCAACAAAACCTGAGTATGCAGGTGAGCCTAAGAATGTTATGATAGAACGTGACAGGGCAAAGGCGTGGTTCTTTGCATCGTATGGTACAACAGCACAGGACTTTGAAGAAGTATGTGACCACGCAGGGGTAGACCCCGAATACATGAGAGACTTTGCTTACAAAGTATTGAAATCAGGAGAGGTAGAATATGTCAGAAAGAGAATCAACGCAGTCCTTGGACATGGTAAATAATCCAACGCACTACAACGCAAAGGGTGTAGAGTGTATAGATGCTATCGAAGCGTCTATGTCTAAGGACGAGTTTAAGGGATACCTAAAGGGTAACGTGATGAAATATATGTGGCGTTACGACTACAAAGGTAAACCTGTGGAAGACTTGAAAAAAGCTGAGTGGTATTTGAAAAAGCTTATTGCTTCTGTAGAAGAGCCATGCTATAATTCGAGTTCTGTTTCGTCAATAGACGACAAAGATTATGTAGATATTGTGAGAGGAAAGATACCACTATGGAAGAAACAAAGATGAATACCGCATTACCAACAGACTACCAAACTTTTATAGCGACTTCACGTTATGCCCGATGGATAGAAGACGAAGGACGCAGGGAGACTTGGGACGAAACAGTTCAAAGATTTATGGATAATATAGTTAATGATGTAGACATCGACACGAAGGACAAGCGTGATATACACGAAGCAATTCTTTCTTTACAGGTGATGCCTAGTATGAGAGCATTGATGACCGCAGGGGCAGCTTCTGAAAGAGATAACACATGTGTATATAACTGTAGCTATCTACCTGTAGACCATCCTCGTGCCTTTGATGAGGCTATGTTCATCCTTCTGTGTGGCACAGGCGTTGGCTTCTCTGTCGAAAGACAGTCCATTCAAAAGCTTCCTACTGTTCCTAAAGACTTACAGGATGTAGAAGATACTATTGTAGTACAGGATAGTAAAGAAGGATGGGCGAGGGGTTTGCGTAAGCTTATCTCCCTACTCTATACAGGGGAAATACCTAAGTGGGACTTAACTAAAATACGTCCTGCAGGTGCGAGGCTAAAGACATTTGGTGGCAGAGCCAGTGGACCAGAACCTCTTAATGATTTGTTTAACTTTGTTATTGGTAAGTTTAAAGGTGCGGCTGGACGTAATCTCAACAGCGTAGAGTGTCACGACATTATGTGTAAGATTGGTGAGGTGGTAGTTGTTGGTGGTGTACGCCGCAGTGCGATGATTAGTTTATCAAACTTATCTGATGACCGTATGCGTCATGCTAAGTCTGGTCAGTGGTGGGAGAACGAAGGTCAACGTGCCTTGTCTAATAACTCTGTTGCATATACTGAGAAGCCTGATATGGAAACTTTCTTGCGTGAGTGGACCGCTCTTGTGGAATCTAAGTCTGGCGAGCGTGGTATCTTTAGTCGTGATGCGGCAGACAAACATGTAGCTCGTAGTGGTAGACGTAAAACTGGTATGGATTGGGGGACTAATCCTTGTAGTGAAATCATCCTGCGTCCTAATCAGTTCTGTAATCTAACAGAAGTCGTGGTTCGTCCCACTGATACAGAGAAGACACTAGCTAATAAGATTAGGCTGGCTACAATATTAGGCACAATTCAATCTACCTATACACATTTACCCTACTTACGTCCTGTATGGCGTAAAAACACTGAAGAAGAAAGGCTGTTGGGCGTAAGCCTGACAGGTATTATGGATAATGAACTTACATCTAGACCATCTGAAAACTTACTGGAGAAGCTTCGTGATACTGCTGTACAGACAAACAGCAAAACTTCTGAGCAACTTGGAATTAATCCATCTGCGTCCATCACCTGCGTCAAGCCTAGTGGCACTGTATCGCAGCTTGTTGATAGTGCCTCTGGCATCCATGCTCGTCATAGTGACTACTATATCCGCACTGTACGGGGTGATAACAAAGACCCTCTCTCGAAATTCTTAACAGATGTAGGCGTTCCATCAGAGGCGTGTGTAATGAAGCCAGATAACACAACTGTCTTCAGCTTCCCTATCAAAGCCCCTGATGGTGCTGTCACTCGTAATAACATGACGGCTATAGAACAGCTTGAACTGTGGAAGACATATGCATTACATTGGTGTGAGCATAAACCATCCGTTACAATTACTGTACGTGATGAGGAGTGGCTTAAAGTAGGGGCGTGGGTATACGATAACTTTGATATATGTTCAGGTGTATCCTTCTTACCCCACACAGATTATGTCTATGCACAAGCACCTTATCAGGACTGTGATGAGAAGACATACCTTGAGGCATTGTCCAAGATGCCCTTGTCTATTGACTGGACACAGCTTGCCTCTTACGAATTAGAAGACAACACCGCAGGTTCACAGACTTTGGCTTGTTCTGGAGACTCCTGTGAGGTTGTGGATATTAATAGTTAAGGAGATTAGATGTTACTAGAAGCACTTACAAAGAAACTAGAAGGAGACATTGCCGTTGCTAGAGCAAACGTGGGAGTGTACTTAAAACAATCTGTAGGTATAGGCGAACACCCTGATATTATAGGGGCTATCGAAGGAGAGATTGAAAAGATTGCGTCTGCAGATGAAAAAATAAAAACGATAGAAAATTTTTGGTTGACATAATAAATTTAATTTAGTATAATTATTGTGGTAGCTGGCTGTGCCTCCTTTCCTCTCTCTCTAGGTCAGCTACCGCTTTATTTTTTAGGAGAACGTAATGAAGTCTTGGACACTATCGTTTAGTACAGAAGAACTTAATATTATTATGGCAGGTCTGGGAGAGTTACCTGCTAAAGTATCTATTGATGTTATTAAAAAAATACAGTCCATAGCGCAGACAACAACACCTAAAGAATTAGAATCTATAGGTTTACCAGACGATGTTTAACAAAAAACCTACAATCTATATAGGATACGACCCTCGTGACCATCAGGCTTACGAGGTTTTAATGTGTTCAATCAGAAAATATTGTGATAAGTTTCCTATTGTGCCTTTGATTGAACCTGCGCTAC